ATTGAGATGCATGTGTAAGAGTGATGTTTAATTATAAACATAAAAAAAGAACGTTGGCACTAATGTAGGAAGTGTAGAAGTAGTGCTAACGTCTTTTTTATAACATTTCTTTTCTCATAAGAAAAAATAAAAATTTAATGGTTAATCTATTAGAATAATTATATTATATCATCCCTGCTTTTTATAAGTCAAGGTTCTCGTTTAAAATATCTCCATGTGTAATTTCTACTACATCTTCCATAGTCACATCATCAGAACTATCCTGACTTTCGTATATTAAACTAAACACATTGTTGCCATCATCCTCCACTACTCTTACATAGTAAACATAGTTTCCTTTAGACAACATATACTCTAAATCAAATACCTGTACAAATTTTTGTACAGATTTGAAATACTCTAAACTATCAAACTGCTCTTGAAAGTCTTGATAGTCTTCTGTATCTACAACGTATATACCTTGTTCATCTTGTTTAATATCTCCGTTCCTTAATAGAAACTCTTTCATTCTTATATTGCCATAATCATTTAAATAATACTTGTTCATCATATCCACCTCTTGTATATTTTAACATATTTTTATGCATAAAAAAATACCCCCTACCAAAATGATAGAGGGTGTTTAGGGAAAAAATTTATTTATTCTTATTAGTAATGTATTATTTTATTATTTCTTAATAATACCATATTTGACATGAATAATCAATTATTTTCTTTTCCATGTTCCGTGAGTTTCAAACGTTTCTAAGTCCATAGAAGCTACATAACGTCTTTCTCCACTATAAGATACGTATGATAACCATTCATATCCGTTAGCATTACAGAACTCCATATAATCAAATTCTTCTCCTTTTTCATAAGTTCCTACGATTTCTGCATCTGTTGAAGGAGCGTTTCTAATGTTTAATTCGTCTACTCCTACAGTATATGTACGAACTTCAGGAAGTGAGATTAAATCAGAATTTTCTTCTACTACTTCGTTATCATCTGTTGGGAAGTAGAACCAACCTACAATACCATCAAAGTTACGTTCCATATATCGTGCTGGTCCACCTACATATAATGCATCTGCATTACCATCAACATTTTGTTCGATAGTTTTCATAGTGTAACCATCACTATCTTCAATAACTTGTCCAGTGTGTCCGAAAGGATGTCCATAGATATACGTTGTGTCCATTACAAAGATAGCTCCAGCTCGTGGTCTACTATCTAAATTTCCTACTTCATTGTATTCTACTTTATATCCTAGTCCAGCTGCACTATTTAGTAAATCGATAGCATTACCCCATAAGGCTTTACCAAAGTATTTACTTGATAAGTAGTTAGGTAAATCAACACATTGTGTACCATACACTCCGTCTTGGTCTACTCCAATACCTAAGTTTGCAATTCTTTTTGATTCGTTAATAATTTCTACTACTGTTACCATTTAATAACCTCCGTTTTTTTATTTTTGATAATGGAAAATTTAGCTGTTTTTTCCATTTTGGTAAGTAATTGTTAGTTCAAAATGGAAAAATTAACCATTTTTTCCATTTTCAATTTCTTTTTTAATTTCTGTTACATCTTCATTTTTTGATTGTTTATAGACTTGGTGTACTCCAACTGCTCCCAGTCCTAATAAAACTGCATTAGCATCTTTAAACAATACAATTCCTACTAATGCACCTAGTACTCCTAGTGCTTGTGGTATTAATTCAGTAGGAAATACTTTCCATTCTTTTAAAAACTTACCTAGTAAGTTAAGTGCAAATACTATTGCTGTAATTAAAATAGGTTGTAATTGTTCCATAATTTTCACCTCCTTTATGGTAATTGTAGCGGCCATGGGTCAGCTGTTAAATAAGAGATTGCACTTACTCGAATATCTCCAATATCTCTATCCGTTGGGATAGGGTCATTGAATGTGAATTGAATGAAATTTAAGTCAGATTTACCGCCTAAATACCAAATTCCATAAGGTCTACCCTTATCGTCATAAGTCGGTCCTACAAGCGAATTTTCACTTCTAAAACCTTCGGGAATACCGTTAGGATAAGTAAGTTTAGCCCCTTTATCTCCGCTACTATTGTGTTTAACAAATCCAGGTCCATTTCGTCTTCCTACTCCAAACCAGCCCCATTGAAGTCCTCCGAATTGATAAGTAACAAGATTGTTTACTCGTCTAATTTTTATGAACGAGTTGCCTGCTTTAGAGACACTATTTAACGTTCTCCAACCAGTATCTCCTATTAAAACTTCCCATCCAGTATTACCACCATCAGTAGTCTTAATCCATTTTAAAGCTCCATTAGTTTTATTCTTATCTACATAAGTTGTTCCTATTTCTGCTTCTACTACACCGTTTGGTATTCCTGTTCCATGTATTTCCCATTGATTAGTTGGTAACATAACACTATTCCCACCACTAATACTTAATGTATTGTTATTGACAGATAACGTTGGTAATGGTCTTAAAGTATTTAACTCACTTTTAGTTAGAAAGTTTGATGTGTCTACTGTAGGTTTACTTTCTAAAGCTGTTAATCGTTCTTTAACCTTTGTATCGTCATAGACTGTATCGTTATCCTGTTTAGTTTCTAACGCTTGTACTCTACTCACTAAAGCACTATCATTATATGGTGCAGGAAGTTCTGATTTTTTAGCATAAGGCTCTAATAGTGCTGTAGTAACAAAATTAGACGTGTCAGCACTAGGTTTTTCTTCTAATGCTGTTACACGTCTTTTTAATTCTGCATCATCATATACAGTATCATTATCTTGTCTATTCTCTAATACAGTTATACGTTTAATTAATTCAATATCGCTATATGGTTGTGGTATTTCTGATTTTGTTGCATAAGTAGAAGAAATTTGTTCGTTAGTAACATAATGTTTTTCTTCTAAAGTTGTATTAGTAACAAAATTAGATGTATCTACAGAAGGTTTATTCTCTAAATTAGTTAAACGCTCCTTAATATTTGTATCATCATATACAGTATCTTTATCCTGTTTAGCTTCTAAAGTATCTAATCTTTCTCTTAAATGAGTATCATCATAAGCTCCTCCTGCTATAGCTTTGCTTTCAAGAGCTGTTACACGTTCTTTTAATGGTGTATCATCATATACAGTGTCTTTGTCTACTCTAGCTTCTAACTGTCCAATTTTTTGTACTAATTCACTATCATTGTATGGTGTAGGTATTTCTGATTTCAAAGCATAATTAGATAAATCTACAGGCGGTTTATTTTCAAGAGTAGTTAAACGTTCTTTAACGCTCGTATCATCATATACTGTATCTCTATCAGTTTTGTTCTCAAGATTAGTTACACGCTCTGCTAATGCACTATCATTATATGGTGTAGGTAAATCAGTCTTTTTAGCATAAGTTTCTTCTGCAACTTTAGCAGTTAAATAACCACTTAAATCTACTCCACCAGTAACTTGTATTTTAGAAAGTTCATCTCTTAATTCAGAACGTGTTACAAGCTCTAGTGCTTCAATATCTGCAACGTGCTTGATTTTTCTTTTCTCAACTTCATTCTTATCTATTTCTGATAACACTACATTGAACTTGAATTTAAACACGTCTAATGAGTTACTCTCACTATCTAAGAATAAGAAACCTAATACTTCTTCACATCTAGCTATCAAATCAGTATTGAAAGTAGCTTTAACTACATTCCCTTCTATAGTCCCTGCACTTTCCCATGTTGAGTCAGAAAGAACAAAGTGAAATAAAACTTTAGCTGTATATTCAGATAAATCAGTTTCATTTTTAATTACAAACTCAAAACCTGCATTATTCTTATCGTGTGAATAAAACTGAATATTCAAGTCTTTAATACCACGTCTATTCGGTGTATTTACTAAACTTGTTCTTACTAATTTTTTCATCTTTACACCTCCTATTCATCTTGTTTAGTTATAGGTAGATTTCTAAAACGTTTATACAACGCTTCTATTTTTCCGTTTCCACCTATGTTTTTATAACTAGCATATAAAGCACTTAATTCTTCATAGTCTTCGACAGTTGTATGTCCTCGCTCTATTGCTTCTCCAAACTCCTTATGAAGTCGATATGAAATAATGCTTTTATTTGAACTCCTATTTTGTAGTCCGATTTGTGCAACTTCATCTACCTTATCTTGAGTACTCTTTACTTCCTTATTTAAATTTTCAAATTGCTTTGCCATTTGCTTATTGCTGTTATCGAACCATATCTTTACTAATGGTATGATAGCAACTGTAAAAAGCTGCAATATAAATTGCCATATAAAGTTTTCCATTTTAGACTACCTCATAAAAAAGAACATGCTATTCAGCATGTCCTTCTCTTTCTTTTTCAACTCGTTCTAATTCTTCTCTCTTAGCTTTTTCTTTTTCTTGCCATTCGTGAATAATTCTATCGACTTCCCCTTGTACTACTGTACGTAAATTACCATAGTTAGGTACTTGCTCGATAGTTTTTTTACCTGTAACTAATAGTCCTACATACATTTCTACTAGAAAATCGTTTGTTTTATATACTTTGTTTTTAAAATTAATTCGCACTTTCACTACCCCCTTCAACGTGTGATACATTGTTATTACTTTCTCCGTGATGTTCATTTGTTTCTCCTCCTTCATCATCTTGAGCTAATTGTTCCATAATTGTTTGAACAGTTTTAGTTAAGGCTTCGTCTAATTGTGATTTTGTGATATATCTATTCGCATCATCCTCTAATTGCTCTTTATTTACGTTTTCAGTACGTTCTAAAGAGATTTCCTTATATTTAGTAGGTTCTGCACTAGGAAGCCACTCTGCAAAGCTCGTATGCTCTACTAACACTTCATATAGTTTATTCTCGTACTTGAATTTATCTCCTACTGAATAATCTACATTTACTTCGTAATTGTCAAAAGCATTGATAATTACTTCTTTGTTTGCATTAATTGTTTTAGGGTCTAAAACGTTTAATAGCAATGCCATTAGTACCTTGTCATTACCTTTGTTAATTTTAGAAACAAGTTTGATTAACGCTCTTTCACGTTCGACTGTATCTTGTTTATTATTAGCAAGAATACCTAATTGTTTATTTAAGTTAGCATATTCAGTTACTAGTGCAGGTGTTGCTTCTCCAGTATAGATTTGTTGTGCTACTTGTTTTCTGATTTCCTCTAGTACTTCTGCTTCGCTTGCTGTAGCAAATTTACCAGGTAAATCAATACCTCCGTTAACGTATGCTGTACCTTTGTTCATAGCGAACGTAACCGATACACTTCTATAACCTCCTGCTTCGGGGTGTGCTGTTCTTGTGATTAATTCTAATGCCATATTAGATTACCTCCTGTTTGTTTTTAATTTCATCTACTAATTCTTTCAAATCAGTATTTTTGTTAATCAGTTCCTCTAGTTTTCTTAACTCTACATTTTCAGAGTATAGTTGTTCGTAAGCTATTTTATAATTAGCTAACTCTATCGTTTTTTGACTTAATTCTTGTGCTATTAAGTCTATAGGTTGTATTTGTTTATCCATATACTTTTTCCTCCAGTTTTATAATTCTTTGTTTTAATTCTTTGTTTTCAGTAGATAATTCTTGAACGGCTTTTATTAAATAAGGGATGGTATCATAGTAGTTGATTCGTAAGTAGTCGTTGTATGTTTGTTTATCGTCCATATCGTGTACTACTAAGTCTTTATCTATAGTTTGAACCTGTTGAGCTATCGCTCCAATTTTTTCAAACTTACCATCCTTTTTCCAGTTAAACTCAACGATTTCAATATTGTTGAGTGTATCTAATGCATTTATTTTAGTTGGTTTAATATTAGTTTTTAATCGTTTGTCGGAAATTCTACTTTTTACAGTATTGATTTGACTCCACCAAATAACGGTTGTTTTACTTCCACTACTATTCATATCTCCTTGAATATCATTACCATGAGTATCAACTCTAGCGTTATATACATGTAAACCTCTATGAAATGATGCAACATTTTTACAAGTCATAGCACCTTGTGCATTTACCCACCATGCATTAGGTCCAGCTTTTTCCCATGCGTTTCCCCATGCTGCCCAAAGTTGAGCACCTCTAGTTCCTACATTTATCCCTTGGTTGATTCCACATTCAAAGTTATTGCTTCCTGTTAACCAGTAACTATTATCGTGTGGGTTGTGTCCTATTCGGAAGCCACCTATGAAACCAGTATAAGCAGCTAACCAGTTTGTTTCTATTTGAGTAGCTTTGATTTTAACTGAATTTAAATTGTTTATAAATGCTTCTTTCGCCCATAATTTAGATACGAACGCTTGATTACCAACAATTTTATCTATCATAGCATCATCAACTTTCATATGTTTTGATTCAATCGCATCAGATGCTATTATGTTAGCTGTTACGCTACCAGCTTTAAGGTGTCCAGTTTCAATAGTAGAAGATTTGATATGCTTACCTTCTATAGTTCCATCTACGATAAGTTCTGCACTTTTCTGTGGTACTATACTTAATTCTTCGAAAATAGGAGTTCCATATCTATCTATTGTAAAATAAACATTCTCTATTTCTTTCTCTTTTTCGTATATTTTAAAAGGTATCGAAAACTCTCCACCATTTATATACTCGTTGCCATCTATTCCGGTTGTATAATAATTAGTCCCATCTTTATATATTATTTTTGTCGCAAACCTAAACCTATTTTCATAGCTATTAGTTCGTGCTTTCCCTTTAATTAAGAAGTTTTTAGTCTTACCAATATCAAACTTTTTACTAATTTGCATATCATCCTTAAAGCTAGAATTTCTTCTATATTCAGGTAGTACTAAATTCTCATTAGCTGGTGTAATTATTAATTTATCAGTAATTGCTTTAATGCTATCAGGACTTACTGACAACATACTAGCAAGGTTTTGTCCGTTGAAAACTTTGCTTGAACCAAAGTTAATTGAGTCTGCTGTAATTTGTAGTTGAGAGTACCTTACAGTATCGTTCAACGTACTACTAACTGTATTTAAAGTTTGAGATGTAGTTTGTTTCCATGAGTTTAATTCGTTAACATTCTGTTCCAAATCTTCGGGAGCTGGTGTCCAGTCAGTGTAAATGTTACCGACTTCAATTTTACATTTTCTTGTATGTACCTTACAACTTCTCGCTCCATCTACTCTTATCTCTAACCTCCAACTATTGTTCTTAATCATTTCTGAATTTAATTTTACTTGAAATTTAGCAACTTTATAATTATCTCCAGTTGATAACTCTCCTATATTTTTGGAAAAAGGTGTTCCAGTGTCACTCCATTCAGTAACATCTCCTGGTCCTTGAAATTTTGCGATTATAGATTCGTTATTAAATCTTATAACGTCATCAATTGAGTATTCTAAAGATACTAATAATTTATCTCCAACTTTTAATCCATCTGCTAAAACTGAATGTAAAAACAATCTTATGTTAGAACCGTTTGGAGAAGTACCGCTTACAAACTCTCCCCAATCTTTAGTAGTTTTTAAAGCTCTATTTCTCCCACCTACACTAGTTGGAATAAAACTTATAACATTATTAATTGTACGATAAAAGCTATTTTCTGTTTCTTGAACTTTATTATTTACTACAGAAGTAGTTACGTAACCTTTGTTATCTACCCAACTTTCAATACTACTTCTTACTGTAGATAGTTGACTAGCTGTATTTTCTTGTGTCCATTGTTTTAATGCACTAGTTCTTGTTCCGTCTTGATTTTTATACGTCTCAAGTGCATCTAATTTTCTATTGATACCTTGTGCATTATCATTGAACTTACTACTAAATTCAGTGTTTTTTACAAAACCTTTATTATCAACTATTCTAGTAATTTCAGTTCGTTCTCTACTTAATTGACTAGCTGTATCTCGTTGTACCCATTGTTTTAGACTTTCAGTTCGTGTGCCATCTTGATTTTTATATTCTTCTAAAGAACTAATTTTTCTAGTTAAACCATCTACACCTCTTGTAAACTCTGCTTTTACAACATTTAAATCATTTTCTGCTTTAGATTTAACAGAAGTGAACTCTCTAGTAATACTACCTTCCAGTTCGGTAACTTTACTTTTAACAGCATTACCACTTTCTTTAGCTTCTGCAACTTGTTGTTTTAATTCTAGTACTGTAGGGTTGGTAGATATATCTTGAACATTGTTCACTCTATCTGTTAATTCTTTTAGTTGCTCTAATGATGAAGCTCTATTTTTTTCTAACTCTTTTTTAGTTACTTCTAGTTGTTGATTATATGCTTCTACTGTAGTTTGCACTTCTTCTCTAATAGGTGCTAATTGTTCTTCTAATTCAGTATTGATAGTACCATAGACTTTTTCTGCTTCTATTTTTGCATCTTCAAAACCTTGATTGATAGTATCTTCTAACTCCTCTTTATCAATATCAAATAGTTCATTATATGCTTCTAGTTCCTTTTGAACATACGCTTCAATCTCACTATCTATCATATTAAAACCGTTCGATATACTAGAGTTAGCTTCTGATATTTTAGCATTCAGATTACCTATAGCTTCTTTCATAGTACTCTTATTAAGTTCTCCGAACTCAATACTTATGTACTTATCATGTAATGCATCATACTCAATCTTGCAACAATGTATTACTTTGTTTGTATCGATAGACTCAAAATTAACCATTGCTCTATCGTTAATATCTACATTGTAGTTATCAAGAGTAGGTTTGAAACTAAAATTACTTAAAGGCACATCTCTAGTGTCTTCTTCCGTAAATATATTAGCATTACACCACGCTATCAATGCTTCTTCACTATTGATTTCTTTACTATCAAAACTCAAACTAGCTTCATATGGTCTTGCATAATGGTCTACTAACGGACTTACAAATACAGTTTTTAAAATCAGTTTTTCTTTTTCTTGTTTTTTAGTAACTCGTTGTGCAGCTCGTTGTTGCTCTCGTTCATTAAACTTACGTTCACGTTCTGCTCTCCTAGTTTCATTACTAGCAAGTATCTGTTTCTCACGTTCCTGTTGTTTCTGAACATGTTCTGCATGAATTTGTGCTTTTGTTCGTTTTGGTTTCTTCCTATTAGCATTATAATCTTCTTCTTCTTTTTTTCTTTTTAAAGCACGTTCTTTAGCTTGTTTTTCTTCACGTTGTCTTATTCGTTCTTGACTTTTATTGAATGTTTCAAGCCTTTTCGCAGCTCTTGCACGTTCCTTTTCTTCTTTTTGTTCTTCTGTTTTTTCAGGTGTATATTTACATGTTACGTGTAACTTTGTAATAATTTCTTTAAAATCTACTGTTGCTTGCAACTCACTAATATTCTTTTTCTCATGGAAAAGTATTTCAGTATTCTTACTAGGTCTTTTCTCTACGAACTTCACTCTATAGTTGTCATAGACTAACTCTACATTGAATGTTTTTAAGATACCTTTTTCTCCGAAAATTAAATCAAAAAGTGGTGTATCGTCACACTCGATTACACCACTTCTATTTACTTCTGTTGTAAACTTATATTCAGTATCTCCTTTTGTTCGCATTATCCTATTTAAGTGACCTACGATTAATTGCAAGTTAGTGTAGTTTTCAAAGTTATTATAGGATGTGGTATTTCTATTTGCTTCATCTACATAAGGTATAATGATATTCTTACAGTCAAAGAATTTATGCTCACAATACACATCCCTATACTTATCTTTAGTGATTATTTCTTTAACTCTGTAGTCTTGTTTCATCACTTTAGTACGAACTCCGATTAATTCATCTACAGCGATTTTTTCATCAACAGGTAACTTGAAAGTCAAAGTATCTTGATAATCACTAGTTTTTATTAATTTTACTTCTGTTGCTTTAACTAAGTTTTTTTCATTGATTAATCTAATTATCAATCCAAATTCCTCCAGTATACTTCTATTTCTAAGCTATCTCCTTGAATGAGTTGTACTTTGTTTGTTCCACTTTCAAATACAGGGAAGTTACCTACATACTCACTAGTAACGTTTTTTGCATTTCCATGTAAGTCAGTAACATTCTGTTCTTTGTTTCTACAGTTAATGATATATCCACCTTCTGTACTATTTACAATATTTCTTACATCATTTACTAAAAATATTAAAGTTCCTGTTCCTCTTATCGTATAAACAGGTTCTGCATATACATCTCCAGTATTCTCAATAGTTTTTATCAAACCAGTGGTTACTGTAGTTGTGTACTTATTTCTTTCGTAAACAAACGCTTTAAGATATAAGGGTACAGTAATTTTAGTAAACTCTGCATTGTAATAAGTATTCTTGATTTCTCCATCTAAAAAATACTCTCTAAACTTACCTTTCTCTCTAGGTAAAGTAAGTCTATTCCCTTTTCTTAAAGCGTGTATAAGTTCACGTTTTTTACTCTCTCTAACGATAATATCCATTGTAGTAGAGTAACCGTTGAAAGTGTTAGGTCGATATATGTGTACGTCATTAAAACTAACACTTTCTGTTTTTATCAATTTCTCACTAGCTCCCTTATAATCGTTAAAGTCAGAGATACCCATGTTAAGTTTATAAATATCTGTATCTAAAAGTATCGTTTCATCTTTCCAAATTATCATACTAAACCTAACCTCCTATCTATTACCTCATGTCGTTTATAAGTAGCATTTCCGATTTTATCTCCGTCTAAGTAAACATCACTTCTTAACTCTAAGTCGTTAACCTTGTTTATTAATACGTTTAACGTATCAATAACTGATGTATTTTGAGATACACTATGTTGAATTGCATAGTTACCTGCTGTTGTAAAGTCAAAAGAATTAGATAGTTTATCTTTAAATTTAAAGTCTTCAACTAAACTTACTCCATGACTCATAGTATCAGTTAAACTATTGTAGAATACTTTAGCATTTCCACGTACACCTTCTGCCATACCAGGAGGCAACCAATACCCAACTTCACGTTTGAATACACGTGCAGGAGAAGCAACTCCAGCTGCCGCTTTCGCTGCTGCTAAACCTCTAGCTACTACCCCTGCCATTGCATTTTCCAATGCCCATGAAGCTCCTGATGCTCCGTTTGCCAAACCATAAGTCATGTCTGCTCCAGTTCCACTAAAATCTATTGAAGCTGCTGCATTTTTACCATGATTAGCAGTTTGTTGAGCTGCATTCCATACATCTCCATCTTTAGATTTAATACCTTGTGCTAATTCTTCTGATTTTTGTTGTCCAGCTGGTTTCATATCTGTAGTTTGAACTTTGTTTTTTACTCCGTCCATTACATTTCCAGTTGCTGCATCTACAGCACTCTTACCTGCTGCTAAACCATCACGACCAGTTAACATAACACTTTGTCCTTGAGCAAATAAAGATGTTCTATTAACACTATCAGTTACAGCGTTCAATGTTGTTTGAATTGCTGTATCCACGCTTGGTTTCTCTGATAATAAACCACTCGCAAATTGATTGTTTAATGTTACACCATGCTTTTGCATTTGTGCTGCCAATGCAGCTCCTATAACATCAATATCAATACCAGCATCTTTTAAACCTTGAGTGATTTGTTTTTTAGTATCTTCGGGTAGAGTATTCATAGTAGAAAGGAATGCTTGCACGTTAGATGCTTGACTAGCAGTTAACTCTCCACCTTTTTGGATGTTATCTTGGATAGCTGCTAACCATTGTCCTACATGTTTAATTTTATGCTCATCAAATTTACCTTCTAAATCTCTATAGTGCCATGCTTTCTCCTCTGCGTAACGTTTATCTTCTTGAGCATCCAATGTGTGTTGCAATTGAATATCTCCTCGTGCTATTTCACGATTTTCCTTCATACGTTGCTGGTGTTGTTTCTCAACTTCTTCCATACCTCTTTTAGCTTCTGCTAGTTTAGGTATAAAGTCGCTTTCAATTTGATACCTTTCAGAATATGCTTGAATAGCAGCTTGTGTACTTTGACTATAGTTTTGTCTATCACGAACTAACGCTTGTTGATATATTTCATTAATTCTATCCATACTCAACTGTAAGTGTGGTGGCAACTGACTATTTATTGCTATTAAATCATCATACCATTTTTGAGTACTTTGTTTAGATTCTTCATGTATTTGTCCTAACTTACCTATATGTGAAGCAAATTGTGTTTCATAAGCAGAGTCAGTTATAGCTTTATTTGCTGAAGCATTTCTAGCTATTTGTACTATCTGTTCATAACCTTGTCTTTCTGCAATTACTCTCTTATTAATTGAGTCAACTAAGTTTTCAAAGTTACCAGCTACAGCATCTGCTTCTTGTTTAGTAATTTCTCTACCATCACTTGCTGCTTTATTTAAAATTTCTCTAATCTTATCAAAACCATCTCGTGTTTCTTCGACTAAATAATTTAATTTTTCAGTAAATTTATTACTAGTACCAAAAGTATTTTCGAAAACATCACTAGTTTGTTTAATTTTGTCTCCAAACGTTTTAGCTTCATCTCCTACTTTTCTAAACGCTTCTCCTACTCTCTCTGCACTTTCTATCGCATTTCTATGTGCAACCATCAGAGGGTCGTATTTATTTTTTAAATACAATAGTCCTCCACCGACTAAAGCAGTTGCACCTAAGAATAATTTCATTTGTGGAGGTACAGCAGCAAACGCTCTAGCTAATAAACCAGTTTTACTAGCAACTTCTCCCATTTCTGCTGCTGCTTTAGCAGTTTTGAATGTGCTTAATAAGTTTTTGAATTTAAGAAACGGAGATAATATACCACCGATTGCCCACGTTAGTGGTCCTAAAGCAGCAGTAACTCCTAACACTCCAGTAATAAAACGTTTTGTTCCATCACTTGATTCATTGAATGATTTAAGCAATTCAGTTAGACTTTCTGCTACAGATTTAAGTGCTGGTCCCCATGCTTTTCCAGTTTCATAAGCAGCATTGCTTAATGAAGCCTTGAATTTATCAATTGCTCCACCTACTCCACTATTCATTTGGTTTGCCATACGTTCCGTTGAACCTGTAGATTCATCAATAGCTTTTCGTAAATTATCAACATCTTTATTTGTTGCTTTTAAGATTGCTGACCATCCACTCATTGCAGTTTTACCAAAGACTGTTGCTGAAAATGCATTTTTTTGTGCATTTGTCATACCTTGAGTTTTTTCTCTAAGCTCTGCCATTATTTGAGATAATGGTTTCATATTACCCATAGCATCAGTTGCTGAAAAACCTATTCTATGCATTGCTTTCGCTGCTGCTTTTGATGGTTTTACTAAGTTAGTTAAACCACTTCGTAATGAAGTACCTGCAGTAGATGCTTTGATACCTTGGTTTGCCATGATTGCTAATGCTAAACCTAAGTCTTTCATTTCAAAACCTAATGTACCTGCGATTGCTCCAGCATATTTCATTGCTTCTCCCATTTGTCCAACGTCTGTTGTAGAAGCTACAGCTGCAGCATTTAGAATATCTACAAAGTTACCAACATTTCGTTTTACTTCACCTTCAGTTTTACCGAACTGTATTCCCATAGCATTCATACCATCAGTAATGATTTCAGTAGCTCGTGCTAAGTCGATACCATCTGCTCTCGCAAGGTTCATAGCGTGTCCAACCGCCCCCATAGCTTGAGTTGAGTTTAAACCTGCTTTAATCAAGTCTTCGACTCCTCGACCTACATCATTTATACTATAAACAGTTCCATTTGACGCTTGTCTAATTTTGCCTTCCATTTCAGTAAATGTTCCTGCAAAGTTAGTTACAGCTCCATCACTTACAGCTGCTACACGTCTAAGAGTATCATCTGTTTCTCTAAAACTATCGATTACTTTTTTAGCTCCATAAGTAACTGGTAAAGTATAACCAAAAGTAAAGTTTCTACCAAAGTTAGCTATCTTTTGTGCATTACCTTCAATAGAACTTCCTATTGCACTAAAACTACCTCTTACACCATCTAGTTTTTTAGCATTTAATATTCCAACACTATGTATTAAATCTTTAACATGTTTTTCACTCTCAACTATCTTACTAGATAATTTAATAAATTCTTCTCTACTTTCATGAGTGTTTAATTTAGAAAGTTCTGATTTCATTAATTTAATCTTTTCTCTAGTCTTTTCTAGTTGAGTACGTGTTTCTTCTAGATGTAAACTTTTAGTTAAGCTAGTAGGTTTAAAATCTAATGCTTGTTTAAGTAACTTGCTACTCTCACGACTTTTCTTAATCTCATTATCTAGTTTCTCTAATTGAACGATAACAGGATTGAATTTTGCTCCACCTAGTTTATCAAGTTCTAATCTAACTTGTTTAGCTTCTACTTTCGCTTGTTCTAATTTAGCTTTTAGCTCTTGATAACCTTGTGGATTCACTTTAAAATCAATCTTTTTCAAATCTTGAATAAGTATGTGAGTTTTCTTAACTAGTGCATCCTCTTGAGATTGTAATTCAAGAAACTTATGTGCTAGATTACTTACGTTAGTTGTATCTAGTTTCAAAGCCTTATTTAGTCGCTCTACATTACTTCTGCTTGACTGTAGTTCTTTATCCAGCTTTGCTAGTCCACTAACGCTAGCAATGTTATTTAAAAGATGTTTTGTTTCTTTTAAACTAGCTTTAAAACCTTCATTTACTGAACGTAAAATTTCTAAGTCAGTAGTTAACTTTTTCGCTCCTCTAGTATCTCCCCACTCTACGTGTTTCTCAATTTGTTTTTTCAAGTTTCCGATTAGTTTATGGTTTTGTGCTACAACTCTATTCAGTTCTTGTTGTTTTTGAGTTAATAAAGCTACGTTGTGAGGGTCGAACTTTAACGCTTGTCCTATCTTTCTAAGCTCTGTTTTACTTTCTCTAGCAAGTGCATTTACTTTATTAAAAGCAGTCTTTAATTGAGATATATCTGCTTTTAAGGTTATCCGTCTACCTCTTTCTTCTAGTGCCATTTGTTCTCCTCCTTTCCTCTAAAATTCAATGTTTCTTAAAGCATATTTATCTCTCTTTGAGTTGCTTTAAGTGGATAATCGTATGAGTCATTACCTTGTTCAATAAAGCTTCCTTGAATAACACTCATAGGTATTTCCTTTAAATCTGCATAAGAATACCCCACTTGCTTACATCTAAGTAAATAAAGTGGGGTTGTCATCTTTCTTATCGTCTTTTTTTTTCTGTTTTATCTTCTACTTTAGATTCTGTAGTTTCCATGTAACAATTCATAATATCACTATATGCTCCGATTAAATCAGTAATAGTAAACTCACTTGAGAACTCCTCTAATGAGTCTTTTCTACCTATTAATGAATATGCTACATTTAACAAAATTTCATATCGTTGTAAGATACTCATATTTTCTTCCTCTAAAGAGAAAATATCTAGTCCAGTTTCCCTATAAAATTTAATAGGAAAATCTCCTGTAACTTGTTTTGTTTCATACGTATTTTTTCCGATTTTTAATTCCATTGTAATAAGCTCCTTTTTTTATTATTCTTCTACAGCAAGTGTATAAACACTCTTAAACCAGTTTTTGTAAACTTCTCCATCTGTTTCTTTAGACGTTTTAATACGTCCGATACCTTTTTCGTTTGAAAGTCCTTCATAAGAAAGTTTTAATACAGGTACATCTACTTTATCAGTAGTAGTTTTGTATTCGTATTTAGGTTTTGAGAATTTAACACGTAATAAGCAGTGTCTTTCTTCTTTTTCGTTTCCGTCTACTTCAAATAGTAAAGCAATTTCTTTTGTTTGGTCGTACATAGATTCGTACTGAACTTTTTTACTATCTTCTTTAAGTCCTAATACTTCTTTTTCAAACTCTGCATCTACAGTATAAATTGATAATTCTCCTTTATAACCTGCACTTGATGTTGTTACAAAGAAAACTAGTCCTTCTGAAAAGTGTTTCTCTGAACTTTGTTCTAATTCCATTGTAAGCTCTGTAGTTCCCATTAATCGCTTAACAGCACCATATTGTAAAGCACCGTTATCTCCTACTGTAACGATTGAATAGTGAACATTTTTTAAATTAAACATATATTTGTTACTCATTTACTACATTCTCCTTTGTTTCTTGTATTTTTTCTGTAATTCTATCTTCTAAAAGACTAAACGTTGCACGTAATAAAATAACTCCGTCTAGTGGTGTTTGTTCGTATAACACTACTTTCTTTATCCCGTACAACGCTTCTCTAAATTTTTCTACTAATTCTTCATCACTTCCATGATGGTAAAATTCAATGTTAAATTCATGCTCGTAACAATAAATATCGCTATCTGCACTAACTATATTTTTTGTATTTCTAAAAATTATAAATGGAGCTTGAATATCCTCTGTATTATCAAAATTGAAGTAAGCTACAGGTACTCCGACTTTAGTCAAGCTCTCGTAAACCTTTGTCAAGATATTGTTCAAATAAATCTCCTGCCTTTCTTTTAGCTGCTTCAAAGTGTGGTTTTGCAGGTACTCTCTTACCCGTATATTTACCAAATAGAAACATCTCGTGTCCGTCATCTAGCAAGTGTACTAAGTGTGGCTTTGCTTTATTATGAATAGAAAAGTCTACTCCTCCTGCTAGTGTTGATTTATTTCTTACACTCCAGCCTTTTGCGTATTTTCCACTTTTTGCTGGTGAAGTTGTAAGTAATATCTTTCTAGTTTCTCTACCTGCTTTCGCTCCACTCTTTTCTGCAACTACATATACTTTTCTAGGATAATTTTCTACCCATTGTTCAAAGTTGCCAAAATCTTCAATTTCAACACTAACTATGTTACTCATCTTTATACTCCAAATACATCAAGTATTCTCTATTTCTATTAAGTACATTCTCAATAGAAAGTATGTTCCATGTTTTATTGTCTATCTTTACAAAACATGTTTTAGTATCTAATTCTAGTACTTTAGGTGTAAATCTTATTCTCAATCGCAATTTACTCTTATCATTGCCATGTCTACTTTCCCAAAACTCACTATTTCTTAAATTACTAATATATCCATACGCTTGAAATAACTCTGTTTCCTCTCGCTTTCCTCTAGCTCCAAATGAGTTAGTTACAACCGTGTATTTAATAAAGGTAACTTTCTTATTAAACATTCCTGTTTGAATAACCATAAAGTACCTCCTACACTATAAAGTTAGTTCTATTATTCTCTATAATGTTTTCGACTAACTTATTATGATATTTATTTCCTGTTTGATAATCTCTATTCCAGTAGAAGTCACTAACTAATACTAGTAGTGCAGTTCGTATATCGTTTTTAGTCCTTACTACACCTTCATTTAGTCCAGTGTGACTAACGATATACTCAACAGCACTCTCTAACAAAAGCTCTAATTGACCGTCCTCTGAATTATCAAGTATTCTTAAATAACTTTTTACATCTTCTAAACAAATTTCAGTCAATCTTGATTACCTACCTATTCTTTGTTTTTAAGTAATGCGAACGCTTGTTCGTCAACGATTTTACCACCAAATTGTCCGTGGATTGATACCCCTACAGCGTGTTGAGTAGCAAATTTCTCATTTAACACTTGGATATTCATTTCTTCTGATGCTGATAAACCATAAGCTGATAAGTCTGCATATAATACTTGTCCAGCTGGTGCATAGTCAGTAGTTAAGATTGAAGTGTTAAGCACTTGTTGTCCAAAACCTCTTGTTACATCAGGAAGTACATAGTATTGTCCGTTGTTATCTTGTAATTTACGTAAGATAGTTAATGTATCTTTGTGCATTACAAATACAGCTTTTGATTGGAAAACAGTATTTAATTTAGCTTGTAAATCAATTAAATCATTGATTGTGTATGTATCTTTTTTAGCTAAAGTAAGTGTTTTTTCTGCAGTAGCAGTAAATAAGCTATCGAACTTACCAACAGCACCTTGTACTACTGATTTCTCTAAGAATAATCTGAATGATTCTGCAATTTTTGAAATTAAGAATGATTCAATATCAAATTTCACGTTGTTGATTAATACTTTAGAGATTTTTAATAGTCCTGAAATACGGAAAGTTGTAAGTTTAATGCTTGTGAATTGAGCATTACTTTCAACTGTTTCTGCAAATTCTTCATAGAATGCAACTGATAGTGTAGATGCATCAAATTTAGGAATTAAAAGCTCTCCAGTTAATGAATATCTAGTTACTTTTGGTAAAATATCAGATTCTGCTAGAATTTTTTCAATGATTTTATCTGATAATGTTTGTGGGATAATAGCACCTGCATCTGATGCTTTAAATACATTCCCTGCTCCAGTACCATAAGCACGTAATGAGATTGAAGGATTTTTTAAGAACTCACGTAATTCTTGTGATACATTTAATTTATCTACTTCTGTATCTACTAGTTCTCTTTCTTCTGTTTCTAAGATATTAATACGTGTATCTAAAGAACGGATTTCTTTTGTTAATTCTTCAAATTTTGTATTTTCTTCATCTGTAATTGCTCTTGTTTTAGCAATTTCTTTTAACGCTTGTAAATCTGTGATTTTTTCGTTTCTTAATTCGATTAATTGTTTTAAATTCATTTTATAAGTTCCTCTCTTTTAAAAATTCGTCTATTTTGTCAATAAAAATAGAGTTGTCAACTTCTCGCTGCAACTCTTTGTTCGGTTCATCAACCGTGATATTTAAGTTTTTATAGCTTCTAATCTCAATAGGTTCATGAGTAACATCTCTCACGTTTAAACTCATTGAATTATAAGCTGGTATATGGTTGTTATCTAAGATAGATACTTCATATAAATTAAGACTTTCTACAGTCCTTAAAGGTATATCGCTATACGTTTCATTGATATGTTCCTTTAAAGGTACAAAACCAAAGCTCCAACCACTTAATTCGTTGTTTCTTGCTTTCTGTACCACTTCTTCATCAGTTACTTCTGCTTCTGCATATAAACCGATACTATCTTCATATACTGTTAAATTGCTAGTGGTATTACCTAATTCACGTTGATAGTCATGGTTTAATAGAATTTTGATATTATTGTTACGTCTTACAGCATCTCCAAAAGCACCTTCTTTTACTTTTTCGTAAAATTCAGTACCATTTTCTTTTAACCTTTTGGAAATTCGCTCTGCTACGTTAACATATCCACTAATAATAGCTTTATTATCCAAAACTCTAATTTTCATCTACTTTACCTCCTTTCCTTTCTTATTCAACCTTTTATCGTCTTGTTTAGGACGTGTTTCTGATTCCTTCTCATCTGAAACTTCATCTTGGGTGTCTTCTTGTCCGATAGCAACTTTATCTGCTTCTCCTAAGTTCTTATCATTTAAAACACTCTTACTATGATTCGGATTGAAGTCCATTACACCACTCTCACTTTTTGTATTAAGCACTTGATTTAAGTCGATAGCAGTATTTGTATTTACGTTGACTAACATATTTGTATCGTTATCATCATCTCTGTAATACATAGCATCTGCGATATTAAATTTATAGAAACCAAAATTAAGTCGTGGCATATTCTCTAAGTCACGTACTTCATCCATACTCATAATATTGTTCTTAATCGCTAACTGATACGCTTCAAAACGTTCTTTCAAGTTTCCTTTAAGCAACTCTTTTGTATCGAAAGCAAAATAGTATTTACCCTGTTCACGTTCTGTAAGTAAATCTCTGTTTAAGCTAGACTCAATGTTTGCTAGTAGAGGTAGGATAGTGAAGTTGATAAAGTTAAATTTATCTTCTTCATTCGCTCCACCGTTGATAATACTTACAGGTACTCCGAACATAGCAGCAATTTTATTCAATTCAGAAGTATTTGCTTTTGCTTCATTCTCTACATCTTTTTTCTTCTCCAAAGGTTCGTACTGAATAGCACTATTCATAAAGATATATCCACTATTGTTATCACTTAACATTTTTTTAATATCATCACGGATTCTATCTAAATCTTTAATGTTTTTCTCCATTTTGAACATTCCTTTAGGTAAGAAACCTCGTTTTGCATCCATTAGAAGTCGTTCCATTGTTTTGATAATCAATAGAAAATGTAGTCCAGTTTCTTCAATTATCGACTTACCTTTGATACCATTTTTACTATTTCTAGTTATTCTAAGTGTTTCATAAGGTCTTAACGTCCTATCATAAGCAAGAATTGTATAAACTTTATTAAATGGGTCATGATTATGGTTTATTGCTACATTTTCCAGGTAAGCTATATCTTCAACTGTATTTCCTTTACGTTTTATGTAGAAATAGCAGTGTCCTTTTAAGAAATAATCTCTAACCATTAGCTTTTTCAGTTCAAAACTATTGATTGAACCATTATCTACTCTTGTATTAAGCAACTTTACCCTAGTATCATTCTCTACTTCTTCTCTACCCTTGTCTGTTTTCTTATATAACTTTAAGTCAGTAGATGCTATAACATCACTTACTCTTGATACACAAGCATTTACAATAGGTATTTCTAAAGCATCATCAATGGTAACTCTATCACTAGCTACTCCAAACACTTCTTCAAATAAAGCTGGTTTTGTTTCTTTTACTTCCCTTGTGAATAGATTTCCGAAAATTCCCATATTATCCTCCTTTCCTCCGTTATTAAACCTTTTTAAGTCTTATTTAGGACTATAAAACAGCACTTATAAACGTATTTCCTAATATTTCATTCTCTGTTAATAAATGAACAGCACTGAATGTAGACATCAACATATCTATTTTTCCAGTGCTTTTCTTTCTATTTACGTATTTATTTCTGTTGTTATCCTCCACTAACCTTGCATTTTGGAAGTTTTGGATAAGTAACGGATTGTCTTCAAACTGAATTTCTTTATTCAGTATCTTTTCTTCTACTAATTTAACTGTAGGGTGTAATACACTACTATGCTGCTTAACAGCAACCGTTAAATAACCATTTTCTTCTAGTTTTTGCACCGTGCTGGCACTATTCCATATATCGTACCCAATTGCCATTACATTGCAGTTTAATTCTTCTTCTAAGTCCATTACAAAGCTCTCTACGAAAGCATAATCTACTACTTCATCTCCACAAGCAAAGCAATTTCCTCTGCTTATATGTGAACGATAGTTAGTTCTTTCTTTCCTACTCTTTTCTTCCATTTTTCCAGCAGGTATGAAAGCCCAACTATCTAATAATATAGTTTCTCCATCATCATCTAAACTCGCTATACTTACAGCTAAGTTATCGGTACTTAACGCTAAGTCAAGTCCTACATATACATCTCTACCACTAAAATCAACCATAGGTACAATACACTCTTTGACTTTATTAATATCTATGTATTCTTCTCCACTAAGTGTTGGTAAGAAGTGATTCATATGTTTAGTCAGATACTCTGCTTTATCACTTTCAACACTTAATGCTTTTGTTCTCATACGTCTGATACTTTCATAGTTATCTTCTATACGTAAAGGGTTACTCATTTGTAAACCGTGTTCCGTCCATAGATTTTCTTCATCTGCATAATAAAGTAAAGCAAATAATCGTTCATCCTTTTCTGTTCCTGCATATATCTTTTTAAGATAATCGAGTTCTTCTAGCATGATACTTTTATCTTCTGCATAAGCAGTAGTGATTTTAAACATTAGAGGGTTGGTTACGTTTAATTGTCCTGATTCCATTGCTTTAATATTGTCTTTAGTCTTAAATGCACCAACTTCATCCGCAATGAATGCAGCAGGACGGATAGCGTTATTACTATTTGCTACAGCAGTCCTTGCTTGATATGTATTTTTATTTAATGTACAGGTAATTTTTCCTGCTAGTGTAGAAGTCAACTTGAAATAAGGTTGTAAAGCTGGACTGTTTTCTATTAATTGAACAATAGCCTTTTTAACCTCCCCTGATAACTCCCTATCAATACATATTGAATAGAACTCTGAATAATCTTCCTCTGTAAGCATTAAAATTAAGAAGATTAAAGCACAAGTAAATGTTTTAGCATTCTTACGTGGGATAAATAACGTTATCTCACGATACTTAAATACCTTTTTCTTTGCTTTAAATCTCCATCCGAACACGTTCGCTATGAAGAAACATTGAAATGGTGCTAAGGTTTCATTAACACTTTGTCCTCTGATACCATCTACACCAGTTGCCATTGTCATTACTTTAAGTAAATTATCAATAGTTTCTAGTTTTTCTTCATCAAAATAATACTTACAACTTTTCTTTTTCTGTTCTTTTAGTAAATCTAAAAAACGTTGGCACTCCCATTTAACTTCATTAGTAGTAATTTCTTTTCCAGCTAATACATCTTTAGCATATTTTATAGATTTTTCTACTAACATTACTCTGAACCTTTACCTAAAATTTCTTTTAAGTCAATTCCTGCTTTGTCACTCTCTCCTAACTTATCAAAAAGTTTAGATAATTGTGATGCAGTTGTGTTCATTGCTTTTGTAGATGCATTATAGTTAGTTATTGCTGGATGTGCTACTATTGTTGGTCGTCCTTTTACGTATTCTTTTTCAATAATTACTCCATCTCCTTTGATTTCTTTAATCAGTTGTTTACAAATACCTACATGAGTTTCAAATATCTCAAATAATTCATAAAATAACATCCTATCTCCTATAGACAAATTCTCTACAGCAGTAAACAATTTTTTTCTATTGTCTTTATATTCTTTTGATGGTACAAAAAATTTCTGACTGATTTTTCTACCCATTCCTTGCTCTTTTTTTGCTTCCTTTTTTGTCGTTTTTTTCATCTGCAATTCTCCTCTTGACTTTTAGTTTTAAATAGCTTATAATTACTGTAGTGAAAGAGTTTAGCAGACATTAGAGGTTTTCCAAAAATTAAAAGGAAAGCCTATTTTTTTTGCCCAAATTTTCCAATAATGGTTAGCAAGCTGCTGCCATTGTGAATGAATGAGCGCAGGTTGGTCTTTAGGTTTTAACCTTAAAAATCCAAATATTGTCGGGGGGTAGTATTTCTTAAATATACGGATATATTACTATAAATATACAACGTGAATAAAATAAAAAAGCATACAATACCTACTTGTTAGGCTTTGCCATGCTTTCAATTATTAATTAATTCAATCAATCATTTAATTAAATTAATTAATATTAATTATTATTTATTCAATTCAAATCAATATAATATATTAATACTTATCTATTAGTATATACATATTATATACATACTATATCATATACTATATATACATATCATATCTACATACTATACATACTATATACATACATCATACAATACTATTATTACATCATTATACATACATATAACGTACATAGGTAGTAAGGTAGTATAGGTATACTAAGGTATATTGTCACGCTATAATAGTAATATATCATTGTGTTCTGTACTATCTCTATATAGTTTAATAAGTCTATGTAATTCATTAGTACTAATCTTGTTAGCATCTGCTTGCTTGTGATGTGCTATGCATAATGTGATTAAGTTATCATTGTCTAGTTTTAAACTTGAATCATTCCTAAACTTAATGATGTGATGCACTTCTAAATACACTGGACTGATTAAGCCTAACGATTGACAAACTAAGCAACGATATGAATCTACTGCTTTAATCTCTTGACTTTTATTATTCCATTGCTTTGATTTTATAAATTTTAAATAATCTTTGTCTTTTTGATACCGTGTATTTTTATCACGATAATAGCCTTTTTTTGCCGTGCATTTCTGTTGGTTGTCGTGAATCTTGCGGCAATATGTGCAAGTTTTCAGTTTTGCCAAAATGATACCCCCGTTATTTTTTTCATAAAACTTCTGATAATATTATTTTACTTTCCAAAATTTCCAAAAAGTACAAAGTTACATTATTTATATTAGTAAATTAATTTGTTTACTATTTCGATCGGATTTTAAAAAAAGACAAAATAAAAAAGCGTGGCAATTTAACCACGCTTTAAATTAATCTATTTCATTTTTAGTTTTCATCATAATACACAACTATTTTCTTAGGTGTGTACGGTCTACCAATTACACATTCTAAATTTTTGCTATTAAAATATACCTCTAACAAATTTCCTAAATTTTCATCATTAATATTTTTATCTTTATCAACAATAAATTTTCGTGCCATTTCATATAAGTGGAAATGTTTTTTGCTTACTTTCAAAAATAATTCTCTTATAGAATTTCCGTTGTATTCCTCCAAAATATCATGATTTTCATTTGTTACAAATAAACTAATATTTTTCATTTCTCTATACCTCACTAATTCAATTTTATATTTTAATTCAATAATTGTCAATTTATTCTTTATCTACAAAATTACATTTTCTTCTTGCTGTTTCTTCTTTGATATACCTTTTGCCCCAGTGAAATACTTTTGAAATACCGTGTTTTCTAGGGTAAACAGTACAAAATATATTTTTTTCTTTATTCACTAAAAACGGTGTATTTGGCTCAATTCCACATCTTTTAACTTTCTCATAATTCAAACGTGAATTGTTGTAATGTTTTTTATTTAAAATTTCAAAAATTTTGTTGCCATATTCTACATTACTATTTTTAGCTTTTTCTATTTCTTTTAAAAAATTATATTCTAAATTTAACATATTAAAATACCTCCGTTAACAATATCTTTCTACCATTTTTATAAAATCGCTTTTTAAAAATTCGTTAAAATTCATTTCTTTTTCAATTTTTTGTTCAATAAAATCTTTTTTATTTAACTCACTCCAACCTAACGGAGCTAAATTTTTTTTATATTCTGCTATCGTAAAATCTGTACATCTTGTATACAAAAGATAATCATCAATATATGGATTAGCCTTACAAAATGTTTCATTTTTATAATTGTAATAGTATATTATTATATTTTTCATTTTCTTACACCTCTATTTCTTAATATTGAATACATTCCCCGTTTTCATACCTTACACCATATTTACCTAGAAAACAAGGTAACATTTTTTTAAAGCCTTGATAAGTTACTTGTTTAGTAAATTCAGTAATTAAAGCACATTCGAAAGCCCTAAAATCTTTATCTTGACTATATCCTAATTTAAATAGCTCTTCTGTTATTTCCAACATCATATATACATCAATACTAGCAATAACATCTATCAATCCTTTGTGCCAACCGTAATAATCCGCACCGTATTGACTTACATTTCTTTTACATTCTTTAATTACTTTTTTTGTTAGTCTTTCCATTTTTTTCAATACCTCCCTTATAAGTTTTCATCTAACCATTGTTCAAATATTTCATTTTTATAATCTTCATAAGGTATATAATCTAAACTTACTAGATTAGCGTATCCGTTAAAATATACATAATCATCATTAAAATTATAATCCCCAAAATAAACGGCTTTCGCTGCTGCTTCCTTGCTATCAAAATAACTTTCTAAAACATCCCAATCATTTTCAAATATTTCATTTAAAAATGGTATGTTTTCACGATAATCTAAGTTGTTATACATTTCCTCTAATGTATCTATGTATGAATCTTCAAATTCTTCAAATTTGTATAAATTACCGTAATCATAGCCATGTAATATGTATTCTGAATCAAACAATTCAATTTTAACATTTACAATATAGTTTTCATCAAACCATTGATTTTCATTTTCATTTAATTTATATTCAATATCTTCTATTTCTTCTATAGCTTCTGTTACATTATCAAATTCTTCAACAACTTTATCCTCTAATCTTAATACTAACGCTACATTTATTTTCATCTTTTTTTACCTCATATCTTGTTTTATTTTAAATTTGTGGTAAAATAGAAATATGAATTTTTAAAAAAGGTTAGAATCATTCTAGCTTTTATTAAATTCGGTTCAGTGATAGAGTTGATTAAGTTGGCGCTTGTGAACTCTATCGCTTTTTTTTATTTCTTTTACCTTATACTTATATTATAACGGACGTCCGTCAAAATGTCAATAGTTTTTTTAAAGACTTTTTAAAATATTTCTAAATTCTTCTTTATCTTCTTCTTTAATATGTCTTGTTAGAAATGCTCTGGCAGTATTCTTTTTATTTTGATATTGTTTCTTTATTCTTCTTTCTTCACTTTCTGCATACCTTTCACGTTCTTTTACATTTCTCATTTCTTTAGCTTTTTTTATATCTTTTTCACTCATGTTTTAACCTCTTATTAATTTAATAATTTATTTAACCATGTTTTCAATTCATTTTTATTATTAAAACTAAAAACCTTACAATATGAACTTTTACTATTTTCAGATATTTTTTTTAGTGCTTCACTAACGTTATTTACATTGTAATCTTTTTGAAAATCTGATATTGTGAAATATTCATCCGTTAAAGGAAATAATAATTCTATTTGATATAGTTTTTTTATATCTTTCTTTTCGTTTTTAAAATTCTCACATATATCAATTAAACTATATATATTATTGCAATGATATTCATCAGTATTTGTTTTTCTATTTTTTATTGTTCCGTATATTTCCATTTTTTTAAAAATACCCCTTTCATTATTCTTGTTTATATGGTATAATAATTCAAAAGGTGGAGCATGAGAACCATGCTCCTAGTAACTCAATTACTTTTTAAAACGTTTCGCATTACCGTGCTTAACGTTTTTCTTTTTGCTTTTTTTCTTTAGAAATAAAGGTACTATTAAAATTGTATATATAAAATATAATTCTTTTATATTTGATACAATGTACTTGATTATTTCTAAACTAGCATCAAGAATATTAAAGCATCTCATTTTGTTACCCCCTTTCTTTTAATCGAAAAGGTTTAACCTCTTAAATTATATATTTTTGTAAGCTTTAACTAACTTACACATTTATTATATCAAATAAACGGATATCCGTCAATAGAATATTTACTTTTTTTTCAAATTATTTTAAAATTATATTAGAAATACTATTGTAGCAACGTTTACGACCGTTATTAATTTTTTTCTTCTATTATATAGATAAAATCGCTATTTAACGTTGTTTTACATTCTAAAATCATATAGATATTTTATGATTTTTAAAACCTTAAACTTCCTGTATATTTTCGCATCAAATTCGAAAAAATTTGTCCGAAAATTTCAACCGATTTTCACTTACTCCCTTGCTCGTTGCAGGAAAAAAACCTCCTTATTTTGGGGGTATATATGATGATGAAAAAAATAAAAAAAAAATAATTCAGTTCAGTTATCAATTCATTTGATAGCTTTTTTGTTATTAAGATAAAATAAAAAAGAGTTAGCTTTTAAACTAACTCTTATTGAAGAAAACCAATGTTATGCCAAACATCTCTATCAGTAAGAAAAAAATAATAATTAAATAAGGAGGGTTGACTATTTGTCAACTTGATACACTTCTTGCTCTATCTTACGTATTCTTAAAGTCAACTCTGCTTTAATCGACTTTAAATAATTATAGATAGTGCTTTTGCCATAATGAACTTCATAACCTACTCTTTCAGGAGAATATCCTGCTCTGTAGTGTAGAGTCCATATGTCTTGTTCTAAGTGAGAACACTCATCGAAATAGTCTTCTAAACATTGTAAGCAACGCTTTCTGAATATGTAGTTCTTATTAGTTATCTTCCTAATAAGTTTATCCTCTGTTTCTCTACCAGTTTTGCTAGTAGTTACTCCTAGATTATCGCTTGTACCTTCATTTTCAGTAAGCAAATACAAGTTAAGTCTATTTCTAACACGATTTTCATTTTTAAGAAGATAATTTACCCATTTATCTTCATTTCTATTTTTATATGCCAAACTCATACCTCTCTAAAAAAGTATTTTTCGAAAAACCACCAAATAAATAAGTTCTTAAATTTCCAGGAAACTCTCGACTCTAAAAATCGAAAAGGGGGGATTTTTTTCTAAGTTTAGCTTACAAAGATAGTGCTGGGGGGTATAAAAATCGCAAGTTTACTACAACATGACTAAGATATATTTATGAAAGGAGCTTAATACTGACTGAACGTATTAATTTTAATGTCAAAAGAGTACCCCTACCAGCTTATGAATATATTATACCATGATAAGGTGTGAAATACCTAGAAAACGGTAGAAAAAAAGAAAACACGCTAGGGACTTAACGTGTTTCTTAATAGTGAATATGATTTCCTTGAAAAAAGAATACATATATCGATACCAAATAAATTTTATAATATTAAAGAAAGATTTTATAAATATATTATATCATATGTAGGAGCTAAACACCTAGCATCTCATTAAAAAAATCTCCTGCATTAACAGGAGATGATTATATGAACTAAATTATATATACAAAAAAAGATTTAACATATATATTATACCATATACACTATGCATATACCTAGTATCTCATTAAAATTAAACAGTAACTTCTCTGTAGTTCTCGTGATATTCTTGAATTAACTGCTTTGCTTTATCAGTAGATTCTTGAACTCCTCTAGCTACTTCATAATTAGCATCATGTATGCTTATCGGACGTTCGGTTGCTAATTCTACTATTTTATCATTTACATTTATATGTGATTTACTTTCATTATTTTTCATTGTATTTTCAAAAGTTTTTGCAATTTCCTCTCCATCCATTTCTATTTTAGTTACTCCTAGCGTTTCTTTTAACTTCTCAACAGCTTTTTCTTTGTCCTCTCCAGCTTCAATATCTTCTGCATAGTCAAAGATAGCTTTACTAATATCTCCAACAAATAAATCTAGTTCTGCGACTTCACGGGGTACTTGCACTTTAACAATACTTACCATTTTTAACGCTTTATACACTAACACTCCTGCACCTGCTACTAATAACACTCTACTTAATCTCATTTTGTTCCTCCGTTTGTTTATAATAATATCTAACTATCTTTTCTACAACTTTATTCGTACCTATTAACAAGTTCGCAATGATGATGTTATTGTGATACACACAACCTTTATCCCAGTATAATTCAAGAGGGATATTGTACTTATCAATAACAAAACTTCTATCTACATACGATAATTTATAACCTATATCGTGTTTAGTACTTAGTCTTCTAGCTACATCATACATAGCATCACATTCTTCTTCATCTGTTAATACTCTTAATTCAGAAGACTTATCTAGTATTCCAACTTTAACAATATAGTTTCTTAAATCAATATCAAGGATGTATTCAATCTTTCTCAAGTATTTAAGCAAAATACATTGTCCTTGTTTATTATCAAGGGCGGATATAATCTGACTTCTTAAAGATGGTAATTGTCTATTAGCTTTAACCATAATATAATCTAGCATCTCGTATCTAAATCTAACTATATGTATTTCTTCTTCCTCTGAATAAAGATAATACTCTATGAAGTTATTAGCATATAAATCATACCTTCTTAACACATCAAAGTACTTTTCCGCTATGATTAGATTTTTAGCACGTTTAAATTTATTTAAAACTTCTCCTAGCTCCTCTTTCTTTTCTCCTTTTTCTTTCTTGTAGTAAGTTTCTAATCTACTTACCACAGCTCTTTTAAACTTAATATACTTCACTTAAATTTCTCCTAATACCTATTTATATAGTCTTTCAATACAAAGTAGATGAAGGTTATCAATGTAGATAACACTCCAACTAAAAATGTAATTACTATTGCACCGAACAAATATTTAATTATCTCTAACATTTAACTTCTCCTTTACCTTATTTACACACTTTACTAGTATGATAGGGAATACTTCCGAAAATACAAAAAATGCTATCGTGAGTAATGAACCAATTATCATTAATGCAATTAATTCTAAACCATCCATTATGCATTCCATCTAATCTCTCCCTTTAAAAATCTTCTTAAACATTACTCTAACTATTCCTTTGAACATTCCATACAGGGTAAAAATTCCGAAAATGAATAATACTCCGTAAAAAGTTATCGCTATACCATTTTTTAAAAAATCAATTATTGCTTCCATCTCTTCTTCTCCAATCTTTTTCTAGTCTTACTAATTCCTAACCACGTTTTAATTGTTACAAACATAACCGTGGATAATATAATCGCAAAGAAACAAAATATAATACTTAATATATAAATTAAAATATCTACTAAAAACATGTCATTATAACCTCAATACTTCTTTTAAAAACAACACATCAGGTGCATTTATATTCCTATACACATATAATATAATTATTAATAAAATAATCACTATGAAAGGTATAAATGATAATAGTATAATTCTTTTATTTGCTTTCACTTTATCAAATTCAAAATCAGAAATAAGCATAAGGAAAAACCATTCTGCAGTACCTAATACAAATAGTAAAATATATAGAATTGCATTAATATAATTCACTGTATCGTAAATAACGTGCTGCCACTTCAACATTTCATAAACTTCCGGTGCTTTATCAATAGTTAAATTTAACTTCTCCGTTATTTTCTGCATTAATTCATCCATTAGCAAAGTACCTCCTTAATTTCTTCTCCAAATTCTTCTATGAATTGTTCTGCTATTTCTCGTGATTTGAAACAAGGTAATTTAGAGAACGGTTCGAAGTTATAATAATAATCAGTTACTAAACTTTTTGAAAATATATTATATACTATGTAGTATTTACGTTCATTTTCAGCATCCCAATTCGGTTTCCAACCTCCATTATGTTCCTCTGCCCACTTATGAAGTTTAAACAGTAATATACATTCTTTATCGTACCTCTCTATTTCTTCTCTAGTTTTGAAAGCTAAACCACGTCGATATAAAGAACATTTTAAAGTCACATTAAAACCTCTACAAGAGAAAATTTTACCGTATGAGTCCATGAAGTAATAACCATCCATATCTACTGGAAATTCCACTTTATAAGGTTCTTTCTCTACCTTTTCTTCCAACGCTTCAAAACGTTGTACTATAGAATTATCTACTTTTTCCTGCTGCATCTTATCATACATAGCTTTAACTTTATTATAGTTAGCTAAACTTGGTTTCCTACCATCTCTCCAGCCTTTAATAGTTTGCTGCATAATACCTAAATCACTAGCTAATAATGTATCGTTTAAATTGTAATATTCCTTAATCTCATCTACCATTTTTATAATTCTACTCATTTTCTTCCCCCTTAATCATCCATGAATTTTTTCGTTATATAAACAACACCGATTATTATTGCAATAAAAACCAATGCCATGTTGTCACCTAACTCAATTACCATTAGCAAAGCACCTCTTTAATCTCATCTCCGAACTCTTTGATAAATAGTTCTGCTATTTCTTCTGATTCGAAATAAGGTAGTTTTAAAAATTCTCGATAACGGTAATTCTCATAAATTTCAAATTCTTCACACTCGTTATGATACATTACAGTCCATTTTTCTTCTTTATAATCATTCCAGTTAGGCGTCCAATCTCCATTATGTTCCTCTGCCCACTTATGAAGTTTAAACAGTAATATACATTCTCTGCCATATTGTTTAGCTTCTTCTATAGTTTCAAAGGCTAAGCCACGTTTGAAAGCTTCTATTTGTTCATTTATGTTATGTGCCCATAACCTTTCTATAAGTCCTATTTCATCAACATAATAATAATCTCTTATATCCTCTGGCACTTCCACTTTATAAGGCTTCTTCTCAGCCTTTTCTTCTAGTTTTATTTTTAAATCTATTATTTTTTCTTCTAATCGTTTTACTTCTAGCACTAATTCTTCGTTAGTCATTTTTTTAGCCCTCCATTAAACATCAAATTCAAAATCATAATAATCGGCTTTATAAATCCCACCGCTCTCAAAGAAATAATCGTTTGCTATTTCTTCTAATTCTTCTTCTGATAGTTCATCTATATCAAACTCTTCACTTACTGGCACGTTAAACATTACTCTCATTTCAACGTTTAAATATTTTTGTTCATTCATCATTCTTCCTCCTAATCGTTATATAAAACAATATCACTTGAATGTCCTAAATATTGTTTCCCGTTCTTTAATTTTACTTTTACAGTATCTTTATTATCATATGTAGTCCACTCTGCTACCTCTCCAGTAACTACTTCATCGTTAGGGAGCTTAATTACTACTTTTTTAAACTCATAATCTATCTGTAAAAAATCTTTGTTACTAGTTATCGCTCTGTAACCTGTAAACAAGCTAAAAGCTATCACACCAATTAATAACAATGCTACCGTAATTGTTCCTATACCTAATTTAAATTTCCTCATTCTTATTCCTCCACTCTAAACATAGTACAATTTATACCCTCTCCATGTTTTTCCTTTATATACCAGTCATAATCAACTCTATTCTCATTATCTCTAATAAGTTGTTCTTTATATCTCTTTACACTTGAATTTTCCTCGTCCTTTAAATCACTTAAAATATCTAGTTTAATAGCTAATCTCCTATCCGTTAAACTATATCCATATCGTTCTTGATACTCTTTAAAAGCACATTTGAGTACATTTAATTCATAATCTGTTAGCACTAAACCTAGTTTTTGGTTCTTCATCTTTATTCCTCCAATAAATCTTTATTCTCGTAAATATTACCAATTACTTCAGTTTTTGATAATGTTTCTCTAAGTTCATACTCTAGTTCTTCTTCTGTAAACCAATATCTACTATCTTCTTTAATTGCACAAAAACCATAAACGTTATTAAATTTTATAGAAAAAACATCTCCAAACTCTGTTTTCAAAATATCTCCACTTTCAATTTCTTTTCCGTTTTTATCTATAAAACCAGTACCGTAAATAAACTCAACTTCATCAAAATCATAAGGTACGTTATCTGCATTATCATTAAAATATACTTCTATTGTTTTTTCATGGTAATTAATAACTTCTACAGGTAGTACCATATCTAAATGTTTAATATATACTTTTGGTTGTTTCATCTTTACTCCTCCGTTACACCTAATTTTTCTAATTTTCTAGCTAATTCGCCTCTAATTCCTAATATTACTTGTATAGCTTTAATTCTGTGTTCATCTTCTAATGTTACTTCTTTAAATTTAGTGCATATCTTTAAAGTAGTTATAGGGGATTGAACATCTATTATAAAACTATCAATTTTTTTAATTCATCTATTAAGTCGTTGGCTTTTCTTATTTCTCTATAATTCATTATTTCTCTCCTATATGTACAATTGCTACTACAACAGTCTCAAAACCCAGTCCTCGATTTTCTTCATAAGGTTTAAGTCGGTTATCATCTTTTATATACTTGATATCTATAACGTATTCGTTCACTTTTAATTCATTTGAGATAAAATCATTAATTGCATCAACTATTAATTCAGCAGCATTTGTTATTTTTACTACTTTTTTAATCATTGTCATCATACTCCGTAACCCCTAACTTTTCCAACTCGTCTGCTAATTCTCTTCTCATTCCTAATAGCACTTGTATAACTTTAAATCTGTGTTCTTTCTTTATTGTTACTTCGTTAAAGGGCGTGCATACCTTTAACGTTCTCGCAGGAATTTGAACATCTGTTATAAAACTATCCAAATTTTCTAATTCATCAATTAATTTATTAGCTTCTTTTATTTCTCTAAAATTCATTATTTATTTCCTCCTATTCTCAAACGTAAGACAAATCCTACATATCGCCCACACAAACGTTATTGCATACAAATCTGCTTCTGTAAGCTTAGTATTACACATTATCATTATGAAACCAAACAACAGTATTATTCCAAACTATTCAAACACATATCTAAGCATTGTATATCTCCTTATATTGTTTAAGTAATTGTAATTGTCTAATACGTTCCTTTTGCTGCTGTATAGTTTGATATTGAGCCGTATTATGAGCAGCAAGTTCTTCTATCCTCTTATCTGCTGTATAACCACCTAAAAACACTCCTAACGTGAATACAGCCACTATACAGCAAAGTATAATTAATACCTTCTCTAATCTTCCCATTCTACCCAAAAACCTCCTTTAATACGTCTTAATAATTCATCTAATCTTTCTTCACTTGAGATATACGGTACTATATCACGTGGGAAATCATCAGGAAAATTCCTCTCATCGTACCACATTATCCCTAACTCAAGTCCATAACTACCATTATGATTAATCACACTAGCACCATATCCATTTTCAAAACGATACTTTGTTTGCCAACCACCAAAATAAAAATTTTGTTCGTAAATATATTCTTCATATTTTTTACTCATGGTTGATTTTCTTCTCTTTTCTAACTCGTCTTCACTAGGTTGATGAAGTAAATCTCTACCTAGATAATCTTTCATTACCATATAGTTCTCCTTACGTGTGATATATTGCTCCTAATACTGTTATTACAAGTGTAAAAATAAACCATACTATCAAGATTAGTTTTACTTTGTCGATACTTTTATCCACCATATCTAACCTATTAGCAAATAACAAATTATATTCTTTTTTCGTTGCTCTAAAGTTACATTGAAGATGTAACATCAACTTTCGCAAGGTCTTCATATCCTTCTGCATCTTCTCAAACTCAAGTGCCATATATGTTTGACTTTCCGTTAGATTAGCAAGTTTATCTGTAACATTAGCATCTGTTTTATGTGTATTTCTCATATACTACTTCACCTTCACTTAATATTTGTTCAACTAAAGATACTTCTTCATCACGTTCATAATACATTGCATCTACTTCAACCTTTGTAGTTCCATCTAAAAACTCCATAGGTATGTTTTTAAAATCACAAGAGATTATCTTTTCTTTAGAAAATACATATGCAACTTTCTCATGATAAACTCTTATAGCTTTAACATCTTTATAATAATGGTCTGTTCCTTCTAGTATCTTTGTTATTCTATAAATACTTAATTCCATTTTCTATTACCTCTCATGAAATGGATTTACAACATTTTCTAAATCTGAAAAATCGATACCTACATTAGCTGCATTAAAATTTGAATTGCTTTGTTGTTGGTAACTTTGCATTTCAAATTGTTGATTAATATTAGTTTGCTGTTTTTTACTTTCTAAGAATGTTGCATTACTTGCAATTACTTCTGTAACATAAACCGTATTTCCATCTTTACCTTGGAAATTTCTTGTAGAAATTCTACCTTCTACACCTATTAAACTTCCTTGAGTTAAATATCCTGCCATATTCTCTGCTTGTACACCGAAAGCTACACAAGTAACAAAATCTGCACCACTAACTCCTTGTTCATTTTTAAAAACTCTATTTACTGCCAAAGTAAAATAAGTCATTGCTTTTCCTGCACTTGTTTGTCTTAAATCTATATTTTTTGTTAACCTTCCAGTTAAAATTACACTGTTAATCATTTACTAATTCTCCTTTGTTTTTTATAATTGACTGACTGATTGACTGACTGATTTATTAAATATATATGTATCATATCTAATAAAGTGACACATACATTGAAACTAGAGAAACGTTATTACTACCAGTATTTAGAATGCATTCTTAAAATAATGAAGTAACATTCTCCTTTTATGATACATATTACTCTTATTTTTAAAGTGAGGTTACATTACACCTCCCCATTTTCTTAATTTTTTACTTGTTTCATCTCGTTCTATTCCAACATATCGCAAAGTAATACTAGGGTCAGTGTGGTTAAATAATTGCATCAACGTTACTATATCTTTCGTTTCTTTGTAATAATGATAGCCAAAAGTTTTTCTAAAACTATGTGTACCAATAAACCTTATACCACATTCTTTCGCACCTGCGCTTATTATTCTATAGGCTTGAGTTCTTGTAATAGGACGATTAGAGTTCTTATATCGTGTTGATTTAAACAAATATTCCTCATCATCTTTACCTTCACAATATTCATCTAATACACACTTTAATTGAGGTAATATATCAATTTCTCTCATTTTCCCAGTTTTCATTTCACGTCTTTTTATCTTGTCACGTCCTCTAACATCTCCTACCTTAAACTTTAATAAATCACTTATTCTAAAAGCTACATTTATTCCCATATAGAAAAGTAGAAAGTCACGTTCACTTCTGTTCTTAAAGTAATAATACATTGCATCTAATTCTTCTTGAGTTCTAAGTGGTTCTACAAACTCCATGATAACCTCCGTTATTGAAAATTATCACTGTACGTCTTCTTGTCCTTTTCCTTTACTCAACTTTACTCAATTTTACTCAACTCTTTCATTAATTGAGCATAAGCATCCTCATCCTCTTGAGTTATTACTCTCTCTCCAGTCTTACCACGATTATTAATTCTTTTCTCTAGGTATTCAGGAAAAGGAGCAACAGGTTTATTATTAAATTTACTTCCTGGTTTGCTGCTAGTTGATAAGCTACTCTCATATTGTTCTTTTGCATTATACAAGATAAATAATATATAATTCTTATGATTAGATACTTTAATAGCAGGGTTTAATTTAGACAATACATTATTTATATGTTCATATCTTAACTCTAATAGTCTATCTCTAAGCTCTCCTGCTGTAATATTCAACATACCTATTCGTATTTCTTCGCTAGGTACTTTTAAACATATATCAACTGCATAAGCTATCCACTTATCAACTTCTTCTTGTTTATCTTTACTGACTCGGTTATAACCAAAGCTATCTTTGAAATATTGTGTGTTATATTTCTTTCTTGAACTAACATCTTTTATATTCTTATCAGTCAATCGTTCATCAGTCACTTGTTCAGATTCGCTATATATAATATTATTACTTGATGAATGATATGATATATTATTATTTTTTATTATATTTTTATTATTTGGTATAGGTGTGGTCAAATTGTCCACATCAGATATGGTCATTTTGTCCACTTGAGATGTGGTCATTTTGTCTTCATCCGTGTGGTCATTTTGTCCATCTCGATATTCCTTTTTAAGTTCATTAAACTTTTCATAGTTAACTCTATACCAAGATGTTTTATCAAAATTTAATTTATTGTAATTATCTACTATCAAATAACCATTTTTTTCTAGTTTTTTAAAAATTCTTCTGACTGTTCTAACAGAACCTAATATATCAAAATATTCTTCATGCATTTTTTCCATTGAACCATATGTCCAGTAGTAACCATCTTTATAATTTTTCTTGTGCTTCCTGTTATATTCTATCCATTGATGAAGTTGAGTAATAACAACTGCTTCTGAAAAACCTATAATTCTCGCTAGTCCTCTATCTACTACTACAGGCTGTTCATCCATAAGCCATATATTCATTTTTTTCACTCCTTTCTTGCAATTTAAATCGATTTACGATATAATTTAATTAATCACTTGAACGTCTTTTTAGACGTTCTTTTCCTTTTTTTAGCAATTCTATTTTCAATTTTATTTAAACAAATTACACTTTTCTTTTTATCTATAACTTTATCTAGTAATTTTTTATTTTTATAAACATTCCCAATTATTTCTAAATCATCATTTATTAAACCTAATAAAATGGGTATATATTCTTTAAAATCTACTTCAAAAGCTCCATCTTTAAATCTAACAATTCCTATATCTTTATCAGAATTTATAACAATATCTCCGTGAAATATTTCATTATCTTTTTTATCTTTGAGTCCACTACCTTGCATGATAATTACATCTTTTCTTTTAATATTAATAGATTGAACATACTTACTTTCAAACTTTCTACTCAAAATAATAAAACTTCCGTTCCAACTTACCACGCTATAAATATTATTATCAACATAAGCTCTAAAATTCGGTATACTCATAACAATTACTCCTAATTTAAAACTTCAAGCATACCTTCAATCATTTTTTTTAGTGTATTTTTTCTTATCTCATCTAATAAATTTATTTCCAAAGAACTATCCATCCCATAAATATGCAACATTTCATCTTCTGAAAACGCACCTTTATCTTCTGTTCCTTCTAAAAACGATATAATTCCTTTAGTCAACATAAAGTTAGCCATAGTATAAATGTTTACTCCAAAGTGATTACATAGTTTTTCAAATATTTCATGAGTATTTCTTTCAATCTCTAAGTGCTTTACAGTATTTTTTTTCATTTTTATTTTTCTCCTTTTTATTTGTTCGCATTAGCTAAAAACGTTCTTGCTAAAAGTGGTAGTGCTTGTTCTAATGCATCACTTTTGTCTAAATCATCCGAAACAAAATCTAATAACTTATTACTTGCTTCTTTCGATAAAAATTTATTATCATTTACCTTTTCTACGAAACAGAAATAATCTGATAATTGAGTGTTTATAAATTTCTCTAAATTTGTTGTTCCAAAAAAATACTTTGTATCTTTTTCTGCTGCTTCTTTAAATACATCTACTAATCTTTCATCAATTCTAATTTCCATCTTATTTATCCTCTTTTCTTTCGTTTAATAAATCATTTCCGTTTTCGTCTAATAGGTGTGCTTTATACTCTTTACCTAATAGTGAACTTATCAAGAATGTTGATTCTTGAATTATCTTCTTAATATCAGTTGTTGGTTCATCATGTTTCTTACATAATCTGAAATACCTTTTACCAACACTCCAGTACCATGCTGCTTGCTCGTGAGTCATATTAGCATCATTTACTACATCTTTTAAAATATGTCTTGTTTCAAGCTGTATGCTATCTACTACAACCTCTTGTCCGTTGATAACTGCGGGTACGTTTTTTAACTCTATTTTGTAGTGCTGGGGGTTCGGTTTATTAATGTTCTCTAAAGTCATTTCCTGCATCTTATTTATCCTTTACAAAACTTCCATCAATCATTTTTCCGGTACGATTTTTGATTTGATTATAAGCATAGTCAACACATTCTACTAACTCTAAATTGTATTTTTTAGCTATAGCATCAAGTAAGTTTACATACAATGTTATCGTTTTATGCATTTCTATATCTACCTTTTCTTTTTTTATAAAAGTTTTAAATAAATCAGTATCCATTGTTCTAAGTAGTACTGAAAAACAATTCCAGTCAGTATCTAGTTCATCATTTGAATGCCATAAATAAATACCTCTGAAAGAAACTAGTACAATTTCTCTTTTTTTTAATAATTTTAATGCGACTACTAAAGTAACATAAACATCTCCGATAGCATCTTTTATTTCTAATATTGCATCTTTATTACCTAACTCATATTTAGCGATAGCTTGTGTTAGTTCTGCATTTTCTTCTCTTGATTTCTCAAGTTGCATAGGTAAAATTTCTGCTTCATTTAAACCTCTTTCATCTGCCCAATCGATAATTTTATCTACATAATCATAATGTTTCTTACTCATCTTCTTCCTCCATATCAGGAAATGCAAATTTTCCTCTTTCATCAAAAATATTAAATGTAATTCCAGTTATAATTAGGAATGCTCCTATAATAGTTCTCCATTCAAACGAACTCAATACTAGCATACAAATTGTTACGACTGTATAAGTCCAGTACAGGTTGTTAAATTTACGTTGTTTAACTCTGTTCATTGTTAAGCTCCTTTTCTTTTCTCTTGTTCTATTTTCGGTTTAATAATTTCTTCATAAACCATATCAAGGTTTTCATTAAACCATTTATTACAACCTTTAATCGCTCTAGGCGGCATTTCAATACTAGGTGTCACTTTCACTACTACTTGTGTTTCCATTTCCTTATCTCCTTATTAATTTCCATGTTATAATTACCTTACAGGCTCATTTGCCAAGTAATATAGGAGGTAATTATTTATGAATACTAAAGAACTAACAGAAGTTCTAACGTTAAAAATTATCGAAAAGTATATCAATGATGGTAAAGTATCTGAATATAATGTCGTCGAAAGATACAATACTATTTACAAACAAATTCACGAAGATATTGCGAACGATAATGTTAACGATTTTACTTCTGAAGTTATTGAATAATCTTTATAAGGTAAGGTACTTTTTGTGCCTTACTTCATTTTTATTTCAAATTCAACGTTTAGTTTACTTAACACTTCTCGACTCGAAAACATCTTATCAATATTTTCTATATAGTCTTGCCATTTATATTTAGGTAATTGTACTTTTATGTTCCATAAACATTTAAAAAGTTCTTCACTGCTAAATTTACTAAAATCAGGTAAACTATTTTTCGGCGCTACTCTTTCTTCTTCCGTTTTCTCAAACACTTCACCTTCAATCTTTTGAATAGCAGCCAATTTATCCAACTTCCCAAAAGCTATTTTCTGCACTAGCAAACCCGTCTCATCAAAAGAAGTTCTCCCTCTAACAAAATTTTTAGCCTCTTCATAAGTTGCACTATGCTCTACAGCATCATCTACCAACCCATTTACGATTTCTTCTATACATTCCATATAAAAACCTCTACTTTCAACTGTCATTATTATTCTCCTTAACTTTTTATGTTATAATTACCTTATATAATATTCGGAGGTAATTATTTATGATAACAATTCAATCATTGTCAGTACTGATTAAAATTAGAAAAACAGCCGAACCGTGTTACACGTTCTTTGAAGATGGTATGTGTTCCATCTACAGTCAGTCTAATTTACATATAAGTTCATTCGGCACACCAACTATAAAATCAGATGCCAAACCAGTTTGTGTTACTCCTGAACATACACTTGACTATCTATTTAGAAATAAATTCATCAAAGAATACAATACAGAAATAATACTTAACCATGAAGGTTACAAAATAGGTCAGATATTCTCTATCAACTTCGCAAAGTTTTTAGGAAAATCAGTACTCGTTCCTATTGTGGTTGCATTAGTAACCAGCTTTATCTATAACTATTTCAAGAAATAAATATTTGCGATTAAACTTGCTAACACCGAAAAGAATATTATCACTAGTAATTCAATGATACTGTTTCTTAATTCAGTTTTAGTAGGTTTTTCTTTTCCTGCAATAACACAATTAAAAAATTTCTTAATCTTACTCATTATTTCCAATCCTCCACTTAGAGTTCACGGCAAGATATTCTATTTTGTCATGAGCTATTTTTTTAATCATTGAACCTAATTCATTGTGTGAAACACGCTTACTAATATATAATTTAGCTTCACCATAAGTTTCACTATTGTCTAGTGCTTCATCAACAAAACAATTTATCATATCCCTTACTTTATTTTCATAACTTGTTTCCATTGTTTCCTCCTTACTTTTTACGATTTAATCGCAATAAACTTTCAAAAAAATGTCTACGATTTAATCGTAAACTGGGGTTAAAAAAATAATTTGGTCGTATTTTATACCATACACGTTTTCTATTTTATCAATTATAGGTACATCAGGAAAACTGATTCCTCTCTCATAATTGCTAAGTGTGTATTTGCTTACTCCTAACAATTTTGCAGCTTCTATTTGAGAAATTTTTAACTTTCTTTTTCTCCATTCAGCTAAAGATAATCTTGTTCTGTTCGCTATCATTTCCTCACCTCCATGACTTTATTATATTACGATTAAATCGTAATGTCAAGTATTATTTTCGATTATTTCGTATTTTTTTGAAAAGAAGTTGAATTATTTCCGATAATATCGTATAATAAAATCATGGAAGGAGTGATAACATGGGTAATTTAGGTAATAAAAAAACTATGAGTAAAAATCTTAAAAAATATCTAAAATTATACAATGTTTCAAGAATGCAATTATCGGAAAGTTTGGATATAAGTTATTCAACTATTAGTGACTGGATAAATGGGAATGCATATCCTAGGATAGATAAAATAGAAATGATGGCAAACTATTTCGGTATAAATAAATCTGATTTAGTAGAAGAAAATTATAATAATGAAACTTCTGCACTTAGAATACCAGTGCTTGGTAATGTTGCTGCTGGTATTCCTATTACTGCCGTGGAGGATATATTAGACTATGAAGAAGTACCTATCTCATGGCAAAATCAAGGCGAGTTCTTTGCTCTACGTATCAAAGGAGATAGCATGGAACCTAGAATGGAAAGTGGTGATGTAGTTATCGTTAAACAACAGTCAGATGCTAATAGTGGAGATACAGTTATCGCATTAGTAAACGGAGATGATGCTACTTGTAAAAGGTTAGAAAAAACGGATAATGGTATTATGTTAGTTTCTACTAATCCTAAATATCCACCTATGTTTTTTACAAAAGAAGATATTGTAAATAAACCAGTTGTGATATTAGGAAAGGTTGTTGAATTTAGAGGTAAGTTTTAAACTGGTCGATTTCTACCACTTTAAGACAAAAGAAAAAACAGATGCTGGTAACATCTGTTTCACGGTGGGCATAGCCCTATGCTTACTATTTCAAGTAAGCTCGAACTGTAAAAGATATATTTATTTAATAGAAACGCTTTTCTCGTTTCTATTTATTAGCTGAAAAACGAACCGTTGCAAAATAGTTCTAAAGCCTTGTAGGGTGACAAGTGAGAAATGAAAAGTAAACACACTTAGAAACCTTGAGGTATGCTCTTACCCTCATCAGTCATGAATTGATAGTTTAAGTATAGCATACCTCTTTTTTAAAAGTCAATGTTATGGAGGAAATAAAAATGAAACGTGTTGCTTTGTACATGAGAGTTTCTACTCAAGAACAAGCCGAAAACGGAAACTCATTGGAATTTCAAAAAGAAAAACTAGAAGCATATTGTAAATTACATGAATATAAAATAGTTGGAGAATATGTAGATGCTGGTGTGAGTGGTGCTAAATTCAATCGTCCTGCACTAGATAGATTAAAGGATGATGTAGAGAAAATAGATATTGTTTTAATCTATAAACTAGATAGATTATCACGTTCTATTAAAGATACTATGTTGCTTATAGAAGACTTCTTTAAACCTAATAATGTAGATTTAATAAGTTTATCTGAAAACTTTGATACTTCACAAGCTATAGGTATGGCAACGGTTGGTATGTTGTCTACATTCGCACAACTTGAACGTGATACTATCGCTCAACGTATGATGGCTGGTAAAGTTCAATCGGTTAAAAATGGTAATTATATAAACAACGCTCCTTTCGGATATGTTAAAAAAGATGGAAAACTAGTAAAAGATGAAAAGACTAAAGAATGTGTAGAATTTATATTTGAAAAATTATTAGATGGATATAGCACTACTCAAGTAACTAAATTAGTAGAATTAAATAATTATAGTTATCTAATGGAAAGTTTATGGCACTACGCTACTATCAATAGAATTGCTAAAAACATTGCATATGCAGGTCATACCCTACTTATGGGTACATTAGTTGAGAATACACATGAACCTTATATTTCAGATAAACAACGCAAAGATATAATTGATATGTTAAAAAAAAGAAGTCAAGCAACTTCAAAAACTAAGAATAATACATATGCATCCCCATATCGTGGCTTAATAAATTGTCCTACTTGCCATAGAAAATTATCTTGCACTAGACAAATCAGAAAGAAAAGTACAACATATAGTTATCGTTGTGTTTATTGTCAAAGAAGTAACGCTATTACTAGAGTAGTCAACCATAAACTTATAGATAAATCATTGATAACTTATTTAAAAAACCTAGATTTTTCTCTTGAATTTTCGGAGGAAAAAAAGAAAGTTTTAAAGCCAATAGATTTTAATAAAGAATATATAAAATTAGAGAATAAGAGAAAAAAAATACAAAAAGCATGGTTTAATGAATTAATAACTGATGAAGAATTAAAAGAACATCAAGATAAAATTCAGTTAGCTTATGATGAACTGAAAAAAGAAGAAAATAAAATATTAATTTTTAAAGAAAATAGTGATGTTCGAAATAAAATAAAGAACATAATTTTAAATTTTTCTGAATTAATAGATAACCTATCCATAGAGGATAAAGTATCATTTTTAAATAGTTTTATTGATAGTATCGATATAGAGTTTGCTAATATCCGTGATTTATCAACTGAAAATTCAAAAAGAGTTAAAATGGATGTTGTTGTTAAAAAGGTTAATTATAAAACTTAAAGCCACTTCTTAAATTAAATATCACTCTTACATTTACATTGAGAT